CACAAGAAGAGTTTGATGCTGCTGTAAAGGCAGAGAAACAAAAAGAACAACAGCAGCAACAAGAAGAAAAATCTAGAGGATTACCAGATAGTAAACCTACATTACCACAAATCCCTGTTCAAAATTTACAAGACAATCGGAGTATTTCCGACGATACTCCAAAAATAAATTTAGGAGTACCCGTCATTGAAGTGCCTATTGTCGGGGAAGTTCCAGTGCCTCCTAAAGAACAAGTTATACTTGCTGGTACTACTGCTACTGCCTCTGTAGCTGCAGCCCTTGTTGGCAAATCCTTGGTGGAATGGATGGTAGGTAAAATGAAACCTATTGTTCAACAGATACTAGTAAGGGGTAAGAAACTTTTAAAAAAAGATCTTACCCCCTATGAACTTCAAGTATATTTTGCTTTTGAAAAGAGTGCTTCTCTGAAAAAAATCAATAAGTCACTCAAGAAAGAACAGAAAAAAGATAAACAAAGGCAGTATAAAGAATTTCACGAGAAGTAATTACTTCTTCTTCTCTTCATCTTCTCCACTTTTTTTCATAGTATTGATACCAAATGTGGCAGCGGATGCTGTAAAAACTGTAGCAATAAAGGTAGGATCCATTTTGGATAGCATACCAGCATAGCTAGCGGTTAGGAGAGCAGCAGACCAACTCAAGATAGCAACACGAATAATAGTAGCCATACATTTGTCTTTTTTTGTTTCTTCCATTTTAGGTGTGAGTTAGGTTAACGTTTTTCTCAATCGAAAATACGACCCCATCCATCATTACCACCTGGACACCAACGTGCTTTGAGCATTGCCTTACTATAGACAGTGCCTTTGCCGTTTGTTACTGGTCCTTGATAACCATCGTTGCATGAACCGTAAGGATCGTTGACTACATATCCATCACCTTTCTTACCAATTACAACACACATGTGCCCACCAGTAGGTGCAGAAAGAGAACCCCTGTGAAGGATACCAATAACGACAGGTTTCCCAGCAGCGAGACTTTTATCAATATCAGCAAAAGAAAGATTGTAACTAAAGTGTGACTTAACTCCATAACCTGCAAGTACTTTTGTTTGTACCGCATGGTCAGTCGTGTCACCAATCGTAAATACTTTAGTAACGTATTCATCGTCGCCTTTGATGCTGCCTGGCTTGAGGAAAGCAAGGCACATAGCGCACGATGAACTGTTGCAAGTTCTATGTGCATCTCTATAATTATCAACCTGATTGAAGTAAGGAACTGCTAGAACTGCTGGAGTTGGTGGCTTAGTTCTAAACTTTTCAATCCATGCTGCATCTTTATTTCCACCAGCGCCATCATCGATTAGTAATTCTTTAGGTGCTACTTGCTCAAGCAATTCAAGTGCAGCAACATGGTTAGCATTCTTCTCAGAGAAAAACTGGAAGAACTTATGAAGATCTACTGTGCCTCCAGCAGCATTACCGCCACGGTACTTTGAAACCCAAGCAGCGTTCTGTGCTTTTAATTCTGCTGGAAGTGCTTCAGTAAATAATCCAACCGCTGCGACATGGTTAGGATTTTGTTCATCATAAAACTTGAAAAAATTAATTAGTTTTGAACTCATTTTATACTCCTGTTTTTTATAAAATATTCCGCATCCAATACAACTAAAGGTTTTTTGCCATTCTTTTTAATAAAGACTATAGGTTCATAGTCTTTACAATTAGAACAAGCTTGTTCGTATGCGTCCCAAATATTTAGTTTCTCTTGATTTTTACATTCAATTGAAAATGGAAACTTCTGCCTAGCATCCCTTGCCATGATAAGATCTTCACCACCTGCTCCCATACTGCGACTTTCAATATCTTCAGGATGCACTTCAAGATGTTCAATCAGTTGATCACGAACCCATTGTTGCAATCTTCTGCCCTTTGCCTTAGCAGATTGTGGACGCATAAAAAATACCCTTTCGGGTATTTAGTCTATAAATGGATGCATAATACCACCAGTTCCTGTTTCATGATATCCATCATGAACTTCTTTCTCTTTAGAACACATGTATCCACACATGGATAGATCACCATCATGTTCACGTATTTTCCATGATCGTTCAAGACGTTCTTTATAAAATGGAGAACTCATAATTTCATCCCAAGTAGAATGATACAACGATATGGATCCAATACCACCCTGATCTTCAATCAGATTGGCAACTGAATTATAGTACATGTTAGTCCTTCTATGATAATCATCTTTCCTAGGTTTTGAATTTGGATTTCCAGTCTCATAAAATTCTTTATATACTCTTCTACATTCATGAGAAAAATAACAGCATGGATGAACAACTCCTCTACTATCAATAATCATTTCATTTACAAATCCACCCTTACCATCATCAACAGCAGCACATTTAACATTAGTTGGTGTTAATGGTACTCCTAGTTTCATTACATTTTTATTATCAGATCCTGGTTCAAGGATTACATGCTTTCCTTGCCAAGTATATTGTAGGGTATTATTGTCATCAATAAATCCTGCTGTTGGTCTATGACAAAAAGACTTAAATCCATAAATTTTTGATAATGATTTACACTTTTCTATCTGATTTTCGTTATGTTTGAATACCAGCATCCTCCATTCAGCATTTCCACCACCACGAATAAAGGATTTTGCATTCGATATTACGGTTTTATAATCTACACCAACCCTATAAAGACTTAATGTATCTTGAAGTCCATCTATGGCAAAAGTTAATTTAGAATTTGGTATTTTAGCAAACACTTTTCCCAATTCTCCCCACCATCCTGGGTAATGAGTACCTCCGTTAGTACTCATACTAAGTTCAATATTGGGATTACATTCTCCGATGTATTCTACAATCTTATGAATATCTCTACACAAAGAAGAATCACCATAAGATCCATTAATGCGAATAAGAAAAACTCGCTCTTTTAAAAAAGACGGACTAAACCAATTCTTAAAATCAAAAAGGGATACCTGATGTCTGTCCACAGAATTTGGTGGAGTAAGACCATCTCGGGTATCCCTAAATCTAGAACATGCAGGACATCTTGAATTGCAGAAGTCTGAAAGTTCAATTTGAAGTTCAAACTTCTGTTTTTTTCTCAATTCATGAAACATTACAATTGGAAACCAGCAAACGTATCTTTCTTCATATCTTGTTTGATACCACCAACCAAGTAACTTTCTACTTCAGTTTCTTGTGGAGCAACTTGAAGACCCTTAGAAGAAATCCAATGCTCAGTCCAAGGAAGTGGATTGTTCTTGGAAGAAATATCATAGATTGGTTTCAATCCAATCGCCTTCATACGACGATTAGCAATCCATTCAACATAAGAACTAAGAAGTTTTTGGTTTAAACCAATCATTGATCCATCTTGGAATAGATAATCTGCCCATTCTTTTTCTTGATCAACTGCCTTTCTAAACATTGCAATAATGTTTTCTTCTTCCTCTTTTGCAATCTGTTGCATATCAGCATCATCACCTTCCTTCCACTTATTTAAAATGTTTTGAGTAAGTACAAGGTGTTGGTTTTCGTCACGAGCAATCAATGAAATGATCTTTGCAGATCCTTCCATTACCTTTAGTTCACCAAAAGCAAATGAACATGCAAATGAAACGTAGAAACGAATACCTTCTAAGATATTGACGTTTGCGACTGCACGATATAGTTTACGCTTAAGTTCATATAGATCGTGTCTAGCAGAAGGAACACCTTCATTTACAAATCGCCACTGGTTACCACTATCATATGCATGAGCAGCATTGATAAAGTCGTTGTATGCTTCAGTAACAGACTTAGCACGATCTAAGATCTTCTGATCATCTAGAATTGTATCAAAGACTTCAGAAGGATCTGCATAGACGTTCTTGATAATATAGGTGTATGAACGGGAATGGATCATCTCCATGAACTCCCATACCTTCATAGCACCTTCTAGTTCTGGTAGTGAACAGTATGGAGCGAATGCCATACTAGGACCACGACCTTGAACACTATCAAGAAGAACTTGATACTTTAGATTAGAAGTAAAGATATGTTTTTGTTCGTCTCTTAGTGTCTGGTAGTCACTACGATCCTTTTGTAAGGATACTTCTTCTGGACGCCAGAAATAACTAAGTTGTTGATTGGTTAGTTTTTCAAATACTGGATATTTGTAGTTGTCGTATCTTTGGATACCTAATGGTTGTCCAAAAAACATTGGTTCTTTTTTTGTATCAACTTGAGCATCATTAAAAACGGTCATTCCGTCGATGGCCATTTTTGTTGGTTGCGGTGGGTTGATCCTAAATTTATTAGATTTTACACGATTCGCAGTCTTCTTCTTCATTTGTATTCAGTAGTTCAGATACTAGAGATTTGATATCAGGCTTATGATCTATTTCGTCACTCTTGTTATCATAAGTGTTCTGATAATAACTGGTTTTCCATCCATACTTATATGTAGTCAGGAAGTCTTGTGCCATGACTGACACTGGAACTTCATTGTCTGGATAGTTCTGTGGATTATAAGACCAGTTGCCAGAGATCGCTTGATCAAAGAACTTCTGCATCACAGCAACAGTGTTAATATAACCACGGTTGCTAGGCATATCCCACAGAAGCGTATAATTGTTTTTAAGCGTATGATACTGAGGAACGATTTGCTTGAGTGGTCCCTTCTTAGACTTCTTAACGGACAGGTAATCTCTAGGTGGTTCGATACCGTTGGTTGCATTTGACACAACGGAACTGCTCTCCGAAGGCATTTGTGCGGACAATGTTGAGTGCCTGAGACCATATTCCACGATGGATGTTCTAAGAGTTTCCCAATCATGCTCTAAAGAAATAGAAGTGATTTCATCCACATCCTTCTTATATGTATCAATTGGCAGAATACCATCTGCATACTTAGTGTTCTGGAATGCCGAACATGCTCCTTTTTCTTTTGCAAGTTGATTAGAAGACTTCAATAAGAAATATTGGAAGCTTTCAGATAGTCCATGAACTGCATCCCATGCTTCTTGACTGTCATATTTGTATCCAAGTTTAGCGAGATAATGTGCTAAACCAATAAATCCAACACCAAGAGAACGACGTGCTTTAGTTCCTTTCTCAGCAGCAATAATTGGATATTGCTGATAGTCAATCAGTTCATCAAGAGCACGTACAGACAAGTCACAAAGGTTTTCTAATTCCTCATCAGACTTTACTTTACCAACATTTACAGCCGATAAAATACACAAGGCAATTTCACCTTCACCATCAATATGCTGAAGTGGTTTGGTAGGAAGAGTAATTTCTTGACACAGATTGCTCATCTCAACTTTATCCTTGAAGGATGAATGAGAATTGCAATGGTCAATATTCATGATGTAAATACGACCTGTCTCAGCACGTTCTTTGAGGAGGTCAAGAATGAGTTCTTGCGCTTTGACAGTCTTTTTCGGAATGGTCGGATCGTTTTCATATTGTACATAGAGATCGTCAAACTCAGGGTATCCAAAGCGATCATACAATCCAGGTACATCATGTGGGGAGAACAACGTGATCTCACCATCTTGAATAAATCTTTCATAAAATATCTTACTAATTTGAATTGAGTAGTCTAGTTTACGAACACGATTATCTTCGGTTCCTTT